TTAACGCAAAATATCAATATGTGTTACATAATCTGCACGATATTAATATGGGTCCCTTAATAAACTTTCAGATGTCGATGCAACATATGCAACTCATAGAGGAACTACTAGTCGGTAAAGTTCCCATGAGATATAATCGCCATCAAGATAAAATTTCGTTAGATATGGACTGGGATAATCTAACGGTAGGAACTTACATTGTGGTAGAAGCATATCAAGTTGTAGATCCTCAAACATTTTCAGATGTTTGGAAAGATCGTTGGTTACAAAACTACGCAACAGCAAAAATTAAATATCAGTGGGGCTCAAATATTACCAAGTTCGCTGGTTTGACATTACCAGGTAATATACAGTTCAATGGAGAACAAATTTTAAATGATGCAAGAGAAGAGATTCAACGGCTAGAAGAAGAAATCATCAATAGCTACTCTTTACCCGCATCTGATATGATAGGATAAAAGCGTGGCTAAAAACTATTATTTCGAAAACTACGAGAACTCAATGGAGCAATCGCTCATTGAAGACTTGGTTATCGAATCTATAAAAATCTACGGAATAGATGTTTGGTATATACCTAGAACTAGCACTCAAAGAGACTCTATATTTAACGAAACCAGATCGGGTTACATAGAGTATAATGAAGCGCACATGATCGAGATGTATATTAAGAATGTTGATGGCTTCGAAGGTGAAGGTGACTTCTTATCTAAGTTTGGTCTTGAAATTCGTGATTCAATAACATTAACAGTCGCAAGAAGAACTTATGAAAGCGATGTTATACCACATCGTGGAGCGACTGAATCAAACACTAGACCTTTAGAAGGCGACTTAATATACTTGCCTCTAAATAAAAAGATTTTCGAAATCAAATATGTTGAGCATGAGCCTGTTTTCTATCAAATGGGCGCACTTCAAATGTACGATCTTCGTGCCGAGTTGTTCGAATATAGTGGTGAACTATTCAATACTGGTCATGACTTTATTGATCACAATTTTGCCGATGTTGACTTGTTTGTCGAGACTTCGGATGTTACTTACAACACAACATACGATAACGGATTCTTCTTAGAAAAAGTAAATACCAGCACTGCCATTAAAGATACACCGACTAAGAACCTGTTCTTAGAACTTGAAATAGGAAAGACTTATGTATTTGACCAGTCAGATTCGTCAAACACTGGTCAAACTATAGGAATATACACTACTGTAGGTGCCAATAGTGGAGAGTTAGTAGGCGGTCAAGTCTCTATAGGCACTCCTGGTAGCGCAGGAGCTAAAACGACATTTAATCCTCCATCAGATATTGATACAAGTTTGAATTATTATTATAGAACTGTTGATGGTTCTTCTTACGGAAAGGTTTCTATTGTGTCTTCTAGAGTTGATAATGTAGAGGCATATGACTCTCTAGCAACTAACACAAGCATTGAAACAACAGCAGACAACATAATAGACTTCACTGAAATGAATCCTTTTGGAGATAATAACTTCTAATGTTTGGCAATCACTTTTATCACGAGTCTACGAGAAGATATGTTGCTGTATTTGGCACACTATTCAATGACATCGAAATAACTAGAAAGGATACTTCTGGCAACTCTCTTCAAAGGATGAAAGTGCCTATCAACTATGCTCCAAAAGAAAAGATTTTAGTCAGACTAGATCAAGATCCCAATCTAAACAATAAGTCTGCTATAACTTTGCCTAGAATGTCGTTTGAGATAACGGGCATGGCTTACAGTGCAGAGAGAAAACTTACCAGTCTGACAAAGCAAATCAAGGGTTCGCCACTTGCTGATGGCGGAGTAAAGACGATGTATACTCCCGCTCCTTATGACATCGAGTTTCAACTCAACATAATGACAAAGTATAACGAAGATGGTATGAAGATAATCGAGCAGATACTTCCATTCTTCAAGCCAGATTGTACAGTAAGTGTTCAAATGGTAGACGATATGGGATATGTTGATATACCTGTGGTTTTGAATAGCGTTTCTCAAGAAGATACTTATGATGGAGACTTTCAGACAAGAAGAGCATTGATATGGACACTAAACTTCACTATGAAAGCGTACTTCTTTTCTCCTATGCAAACTAAGAAGCAGATTAAGTTTATTGATGTTGATCTATATCCATCAATGATTCAAGGTGATGGCGGTGAGCAAATTGAAGTTATGCCCACTTTAGGTCCAATAGATCCTTCTGGCACTGTAACAGGAACAACATACAGAATTGTTGATTTAGGATCAGGTACTAATATACAAAATAGAACTGCGTGGAGTGTGTATTTAGGAACACAAACTACAAATTATAAAGTCGGAGACACTTATCAAGCACCCGCTAATGTAGCTAGTGATGTGCCTCCAGGCTCATCGGTAAGTGTTGATTTAAGTCAAATAGATGAAAATGATGACTGGAAAGCATTAACTGTAATATCAGACGGAGATGGAACAATATAATATGAATGATGAAATAGGTAAAAGTCTAGGACTTGAGCCTCTGGATGATGTAGTTGAAGGGAAAGTGATTGAAAGAACAGTAGTTCCCACTGACGACAAGATGGATAAAGATTATGAGTATGCTAGAAGTAACTTCTACAATGTAATCGAATCTGGTACAGAGGCGTTAGAGCAAATGCTCGATGTGGCAAAAGCATCAGAGCATCCAAGAGCATATGAGGTCGTTTCGACTATCATGAAAACTCTTGTAGATGCCAACAAAGATTTGGTTAAAATGTCTACAGACAAATTAAAAGTAGAGGGCGAGTCAAATCCAGACTCGACTAAAGGTGTAACAACTAACAACAATCTGTTTGTTGGATCAACAAACGAACTACAGCAGTTGTTGAAGGACATGAAAGAAAAAGATGGCTAATATGCTTGAACGAGGCTATAACGGCAATATCAATCTAAAACGAAAGGGTACGCCCATTGAGTTTAGTCCAGATATGGTTGGTGAGTTCATCAAGTGTGCCCGTGATCCTATTTACTTCTCCGAGAAATATATTCAAATAGTTCATGTGGATAAGGGTTTGATACCAATCAAACTATATGATTATCAGAAAGAAATTGTAGACAAGATAACAAATAATCGTAGGGTAACAGTTGTAACATCACGACAGGCAGGTAAAACAACAACTGCTGTTGCTGTGATTCTACACTATGTAATCTTTAATGAACACAAGACTTGTGCATTACTTGCAAACAAAGGTGATGCCGCTCGTGAAATACTTGATCGAATTAAGATTGCATATGAAGCATTACCCAAGTGGTTGCAACAAGGTGTAATTGAATGGAACAAAGGTTCTGTTGAATTTGAGAACGGATGTAAGATCATTGCAGGTGCAACATCATCAAGTGCGATTCGTGGTAAATCGATTTCGTTCTTGTATATTGATGAAACAGCATTCGTAGAGAACTGGGATGAGTTCTTTGCATCAGTATTTCCAACGATTTCATCTGGTGAAACAACAAAGATGTTATACACATCAACACCGAATGGATTAAATCATTTTTACAAAACCTGTCAAGGTGCAAAAGAAGATGTAAATGGGTTTGAGTATGTTGAAGTGCCTTGGCAAAAAGTACCGGGTAGAGGTAAGAAGTGGAGAGAAGAAACTCTTGCCGCTATGGATCATGACACTCAAAAGTTTAATCAAGAGTTTGAGTGTGCATTTTTGGGCTCTTCAGGCACATTGATTGAAGGCTCTAAACTTAAAACATTGGTAACAAAGACGCCAATATATGAAACTACACTTATGAAAGTATATGAGAAGCCTCAACGAGGCAACATTTACTGCTGTGTTGTTGATGTTTCAAGAGGTAAAGGATTAGATTACTCGGCATTTCACATTGTTGATGTGACAACTATGCCGTATAAACAAGTTTGTGTGTACAAAGACAACACAATTACGCCTATTGATTACGCTCAAGTAATACATAGAACTATCAAAAATTATAACGATGCATATGTATTGGTAGAGATAAACGATATAGGTGAACAAGTAGCAGAAGTGCTACATTATGAATATGAATGCGAAACTCTTATGTTTACTGAGTCTGCGGGTCGATCTGGTAAAAGACTATCGACTGGATTCTCAAAAAACACAGATAAGGGAATAAGAACAACAAAGTCAGTTAAAACACAAGGCTGTAATATGCTTAAAATGCTCGTTGAGCAGGATCAACTGATTATAAACGATTTTCAAACAGTTAATGAACTATCTACATTCTCTCGTAGAGGTAATACTTATCAGGCTGAATCTGGAAAACATGACGACTTAGCAATGGGTCTTGTACTCTTTGCTTGGATGTCAGATCAAGGTTTTTTCAAAGAAATCACAGATATAAATACTGTGGATAAACTGCGTCAAAGAAATGAAAACGAACTAATGGAAAGTTTATTGCCCATTGGATTTAATAGTTATGAAACAACTGACGAGAGCCAAGCGATGTTAGCGGCAGACGGAGATGATTCCTGGTTGTTGCACTAGATCGCTATTATTATAAATATAGAGAATATAGAAGTTTATAACTTACAAAATAAACAAGGAGAAATCAACAATGGCTTTTCAAACAAGTCCGGGCATTAATGTCAGTGAAGTCGATTTAACTAATGCAGTTCCGGCGGTTGGTACAACCGAGGGTGCAATTGCAGGTGTATTTCGATGGGGGCCAGTAGGAGAACGAGTACTCGTCTCTTCGGAGCAAGAATTAGTGGATCGCTTTGGCGCTCCAGTTAAACTTTATGCGGCAGGTTACGGAAGTTTCTGGTCGAATGTGGAAACATTCTACACTGCGGCAAACTTTTTAGGTTATAGTGATGCACTTTATGTGACTCGTGTAGGCACTACCGGTCTAGCAGATGCAACCGAAACAGATGAAAACTTCACAGCAAAATATAAGGGTCTATTAGGAAACTCTATTTCTGTATCATACTGTGTTAATGATACTGATGCTGATGCTACCGAACAAGTGCGTTTCAGTTCAACAGCTTTAACCAATAAGGGTACTATAGATATAGTAGACGGTTCAAGAACTCAGGCAACAATAGAAGGTGCATCCGCAACATCTGTAGCGTTTTTGCGTAAAGGTACAAAAGTAATCATCAAAGGTAGTGGTTCAGAAGTTCTTCAAAAAATGACAGTAAAAGAAGATGTTACTAACATTCAAGGTGGTGTTGAAGGCACAGCAAAAGCATTTGAACCAGATGCGGTACCGTCATCCGCTACCGACAGTGGTGTAGTACTTCAGTCTGAAAGTGCTGATAGAGACGGTGATGCTTCTGGTGGCGAAAGTGTAGTAGATTTAGGAACTAATGGTAGTATCATTAACCTACAGACTCACGGCTTCACTTTAGGTCAAGCAGTTAAGTATAATCCAAATGGCAATGGTACGATTGGCGGTCTTGAAAACGGTAGAGTCTACTATGCTATTCCTGTAACAGCTTCAGCTGGTAAAGGAACAGACGGTGCTGAATTTACTACGGGTGGTTCTGTTACTGGAACTACTACAGATGCTGTTAAATTAGCATTAACTAAACAAGATGCACTTGATCATACAGATGCATCTCCTAAAAATGTTCAGCTTACTAGCCGACCTACTAATACAGATACTAATTCACAGCTTATTCCATTCACTAGCTTAAATGTGACAGTACAATTTGAAGAAAGATTTACAGGAATTATTGCTGATATCGATCACAACGATTACGAAGTACAGTGGGGAGATGCAGACTTATTCGATGCTCAGCCAAGTGTAGGAAGTATTCACATTGTTGTTAGAGACGCTGATGGAAAGGTTACTGGCACAGCAGGTTCAATCTTAGAAATCTTTGAAAATGTTTCAACAATTTCTACTGCTAAAAAATCAGACGGCTCATCTAACTGGGTATACAATGTATTAGAAGAAGAGTCTAATTGGATTAAGATTACAGAAGCGAATTCAGCCGAATTTACTAAAGTTAGATCAGGTAACTTGCTATCAGGTGGTAATGACGGTGCTGATGAAAATAGCGCAACTATTAGCAATCTAGCGGCTGGTTATGATCTATATGTAGATCCTGCTGATGTAGACATTTCGTTTATTCTTCAAGGAAAGGCTAAAGACAGCCATGTTTTGGCTAACTACATTATCGATAATGTAGCTGAGGTTCGTAGAGATTGCGTAGCATTCATTTCTCCAGAACTTGCTGACACTACTGTAACAGATGTGATTTCATTCTCTAATTCAGTGACAAAATCTTCTTACGCTGTTGTAGATAGTGGATATAAGTATCAATACGACAAGTATAACGATGTTTACACATATATTCCTTTGAATGGTGACATTGCAGGTCTTTGTGCTAGAACAGACGATCTAAGAGATCCTTGGTTCTCACCAGCTGGTTATCAAAGAGGTAATGTTAAGAATGTTGTTAAGTTACTAGTTAATCCTAGTAAAGCAGAGAGAGATTTGCTCTATAAGAATGGCGTTAATCCAGTAATCACTCAACCAGGACAAGGTACTGTGTTATTTGGAGATAAGACATTTACTGGAGTTACTAGCGCATTTGATAGAATTAATGTGCGAAGACTGTTCATTGTTCTTGAGAAGACAATTAGTAGAGCGGCCAAGTCAACTCTATTCGAATTTAACGATGAGTTCACTAGAGCGCAATTTGTAAACTTAGTTGAACCGTTCTTGAGAGATGTTCAAGGTAGACGAGGCATTTACGACTTTAAAGTAGTTTGTGATGCATCAAACAATACTGATAATGTTGTTAACAACAATCAGTTTGTTGGCGACATTTATGTCAAGCCAGCTCGTTCTATCAACTTCATCCAGTTGAACTTTGTAGCTGTTAGATCAGGCGTAGAGTTCAAAGAGATCGTTGGTCAGGCTTAATAAATATATTAAATAACAAGGAGATATAAAAAATGGCTTTCAACATAAATGAAATTAAAAGCCAACTGACCTTCGGGGGTGCCAAGCCGTCACTATTCCAAGTAGCGATTACAAATCCTATTAACGGAATTGCTGATCTAAAGACACCTTTTATGGTACAGGCGGCACAGATACCAGAAGCGACTTTAGGAACAATCGAAGTTCCATACTTTGGTCGTAAAGTGAAAATTGCTGGTGACAGAACATTCGCTGAGTGGACTGTAACTATCATTAACGATGAAGACTTTCTTATCCGTAACGCTATGGAAGAATGGATGGCTTCAATCAATTCCCACGAAGGAAATGTTACGCAATTAGGCACAGCAAGTGCTTCAGAATATAAGGCTCAAGCGCAGATCACACAGTATTCAAAAACTGGTCAGGCTTTGAGAACTTATAACTTTAACGGCTTGTTCCCAATTACTGTTGCCGCTATTACAACTGATTGGGGTACTAATGACACTATTGAAACTTTTGATGTTACTTTCCAGTATGACTGGTGGAATGTTTCTGGTGGAATCACCGGAGACGGCGCCACTAACGAGTAAGATTGATAACGATAATTAACGGGAGAGAATCAACTCTCCCTAAGATTAGAGGATAAACTATGGCTGAATTATTCGGATTCGAGATAAAGCGCAAGAGTGATAAAGAAGAAAAGAATATTCCTTCATTTATTTCACCAGAGGCTGAGGATGGCTCTATTGATATTACGGCAACAGGTACTGCCGCTAGTAGCTATCTCGACCTCGCAGGAAGTGCAAGATCAGAAGCAGAACTTGTACAGAAATATAGAGGAATGCTACAGCAACCAGAAGTTGCACAAGCAGTAGATGATATTATTAACGAAGCAGTTAGTATCTCTTCTGACGAAAAGGTTGTTGAATGTGTTACTGATGAGGTCGATCAACCCGACAACATCAAAAAGAAAATCAGAGAAGAGTTTGACACTGTATTAAAGTTGTTAGACTTTTCTTCTACTGGTTACGACACTTTTCAGAAGTGGTATGTTGACGGAAGAATCAACTATCATGTTATGATCGATGTCAAGCAACCTCGAAAGGGTATTCAAGAGTTGCGTTATATTGATCCAAGAAAGATTCGTAAGATTAGGGAATTTGAAGATAAGAAGTCTGGATCAGTACAGGCTGGAGACAACAAGTTCCTAACGAAAAGAATAAAGAATGAGTACTATCTTTATAGTGAAAAAGGATTTCTATCGCAATCTGGTTCAGTACAAAGTGCTGGAAATAATACTGATCTTCAAGGATTAAAGATTGCTAAAGACTCAATTGTAAATGCTAATTCAGGTTTACTTAATGAGAGTAACTCATTAATCATTTCTAACTTACACAAGGCAATCAAGCCTTTGAATCAGTTAAGAATGATGGAAGATGCTGTAGTTATTTACAGAATATCTAGAGCGCCTGAAAGAAGAATTTTCTATATCGATGTAGGTAATCTGCCTAAGATGAAAGCAGAACAGTATCTACGAGATATGATGACTAAGCACAAAAATCGCTTAGTATATGATGCAAGTACTGGTGACGTTAAA